ATCGTACCACCGCTGAACTAGACTATTCACGACCTTAAACCTCGTACGACCGTGCATAGGGACAGCGTTAAGCCCCTGAACACGGGAACGGATGACGCTCTCAGAGGACCGAGAGCGAACACCCTTCATACGAAGAGAGGTCGCGATCGCTTGGAGTCTAGTATGGCCTTCGTGACCGATCCTATCAGGTCGGTCAAGGAGGATGTCGGCTACGCGCTCTCGAAAACCGAAATCTAGGTCTTCGTCGGCGCGGAGCGACCAAAGTGAAGCTAGAAGATAGCCCACTGTCTGGTCCTCGTGAGTTTTACTCACTTCCACCACGTTTCTGACACGGTAGCCTTCAAGGCCGTGTCGAGCGCGGCTAGGGGTGGCTTCATCCAAGTTAGCGATGAATCCACCATCTCCCAACTCATTAGGTATACGGAGCCGAAATTGCTCCGGTATCGAATGAAGAAGGAGCTCGAAGACAGAACGGAACCTAAGATCACAGCCATAACGGAAGTTATGTCTATGAGCGAGGCGACGAACTGCATTCGCTAGGCGATAAACAGCTGGAACGGACTCGACTCTATCTTTAAGATAGATTGGTTTGACATCTTTCCCAGAGAAGAAATGAGCACCGCAGCTTTCTCTGAACATTGAGCCGAAATGGCTCTTCTTCACGTTCAGAACGAAGCCGTAGAACTCAAGCATCTCTGCGAAAAGATCCCAGCACGCGGTTGGCAACACGACATCGTCGCCGTACGCGCTCACATTGGAAACATCAATGTGGAGATATTCAGCGCAGCATGATGCAACTGCGTAGAATATCAAGCTCTCAAGCTGAAATGTGAATCCGTTCCCCATACTGGAGAACTTCTCCCATTTCTTCTGAGAGCCGCTGAGAATGCCATAATGAGATCGACAGGAATCCATTAAATAGAACCAGCGCGGAGGCAACAAAGCCTCAACGACGGAACTAGCAATGGAATCGCTAGCAGAAGAGAGGTCAGCGGTTGCCAAAGAGCCGGTTAAAGAACCGATTCTCGACAGCTCCTGATTCCTCGACTGGTAGCGCAAGTCGACCCCATACCTCCGGAGACGCCTCCCAATCATATCGCCAATGGACTTTTGGAACCAAAGATTGATTCCAGGTTCGATGGCAATAACGCGATTGGTTGACGAATCCTTCGGTACGGTGATCACCTTATTCCCAACCTGGAAATTCGGAAAACCCGAATCAACAAGCTGGAGAGCCCAAGAAGGATAAAACTCTTCGAAGGCCGACCAAGGGATAAGGTTGTACAGATCACGCGTTATTCCGACTTCGCATCGGAACTTCTTGGCTGGACTGGCGTCTCTACGCCGAATAAGCGTAGATGCGCCAGGACCCCAGTCAGGCATCTCAAAAACCTCGTTGACCGAAAAGTCGCCTAGGATCTTAGAAATTTTACGTATGACTGCGTTATGCAGCCACACGGCTCGACCCCTAAATAAAGGATCGAACTCTAAGGCTCGAAAACGACGATTGGTACCCCTACAGAGAGATTCGAATTTCTCGAATTTCTCAAACGCAACTTGGTCCAAGTCATGTGAAAGGGTTAAACCCTTAAACTTAGACAAGAACTTTGTGGCGGCGTAGGAATCCCTCAATGTTACAAATGATTCGTAACAGAGAGGATTGAACTCAAGCGCTGAAAGTTGGTCATGCTCTCCCTCGCGGAAGAGGATGGCGACAGTCAGAGCTCGAGGACAATCAAGTGCTTCGAGGTAAGAAGAGATGACCGAGGACTGAACGCCCT